GGTGCCCACGTTGAACACGGAGACGGCGTACCACCACGCAATGTGCTCCTTGATGTGGTTCAGCATGGCCGGGATGTAGGCCGGGGCGATGAGCGGGTTCATGCCCAGCGCCGGGTTCATCATGTAGCTCAGGTGCGTCTTGAGGTGGGCGATGTGATCCTGATCCGGGAAGGCCACGACGGGCTTGCCCAGCGTCGCCTTGACGTTCTCGGACACGGCGTTCTCGGAGTGCGGCTCAACGGAGGGCACCAGAAGATCCTTGGCGTTCGGAACCTTCATCGTGTCGAGGATGCGCTCCTCAACCTTGCGCAAGTTGTAGAGCTGCGGCAGGAGCTGCGCCCGCTGGGCGATCGCCTGTATCTGCGCATACCGCTGCGCCTCGCTGAAGATGTTCGGATCCGACACCGGCACCACGTCGAGCGGGCCCTCGAAGTCCTTGCGGGTGGCGAGCTCCTCGCCGATCTCGGCCTCCACGTCCTCGTCGTCGAGATACATGCCATTCAGGCGGTGCAGGATGCGCAGCACGCGCCCCATGGCGTCGTGCAGGCGGCCGTGGATGGCGCTGAAGACCACCATGCCTTGCTCAACACGCGCCAGCGTCGTCCCGACGGGCGTGTTGGCGTTCTGATCGGCCATGTCGTCCAGCGTCGTGCGGACGACGCCCTTGCCCGCGTCAACCAGCACGCCCAGTAGCTGCAGCAGCACCGCGCTGGGCGGATTGTACGGCAGGGGCATGGCCAGCTTGCGGACGTCGTCCACATTCAGGCCGCCCTCGATCTCAAGCACCTGCGTCGGCTGGATCTCAAGCGTCTGGCCGCCGCGCGTGCCGCCCTTGAGCTTGAGCATCGTCTGCGAATTGCTGATGTGGGCGCTGTCGAGCAGGGCGCGCAGGGCGCCAGTCGCCGCGGCGCTGATGCCGCCAATCATGTGCGGCAGGCCAATCGGGTAGGCGCCGCGCCACGGCACGAACGGGAACTCCACGAACCACTGCAGCTCCTCCTTCGTCTCGTCCAGCTCATCCCAGTTGCGGTAGATGCTCAGGACTTTGCGGGAGAGCTTGTCGATCGTGAGGATGTAGGGCGCGGGCTCAACGTCCACGTCGTCGTCGGCGTCCTGCCCCTCGAGGCTGGCAATGGCGTAGATCTCGTAGACCGTGCGCAGGCCGTCCTCGTTGTAGCTCGTCTCGCTGCGCCCCTCAATCTTATCGTTGGCCTTGCCCGCCTCGCTGAAGTCCGGGTCGGCGCTGGCCGGCACCACGTCCACGTCGCGGTACATGCCGCTGCGCACGCGCTGCTTGTAGTCGAGCTGCGTCAGGTACTGCACATGCGTGCGGCGCTGGGCGCTGTAGAAGTTCGTCGCCGCAAAGGGCAGGTACATGTCGTCAATGGCCGTGAACAGGAAGCCGGGACGGTTGCGGTGCTCGTCCCAGCTCATCTTCAGGTACTGGGCCCCGCCCAGTGGCACCTGCGTCAGGAGCTGCTCGATCTCGGAGCGGAACTCGGGCGCCTGCACCGTGAGCTGCCAGTTCATGAACGCCGTCTTGCGGTGGGCCTTCTTGACCCGCTGCATCGTGACCTCGCCGACGATGAAGTCCTTGGCGGGTCCGCCCGAGGGCATGAGCTCCTTCATGGCGCGAGCCGCGAAGTCGATGCAGGCCTCCGTCATCATGGGGTGCACGACCTTGGATGCGCCTTGGAACTGAGCTCCGCCGGGTGCGTCATTGCCCAGCCCAGTGCGGCGCAGGCCCTCCTCGTACTGCTCGTCGCGCTTCTTGCGCGCCTCGCGGTCGCGGTCCACCAGCTCGAGGAACTGCGACGCCAGCTTGTCGAGCTCGGGCTCGGGCATCTCCTCGGCGAGGTTGTGGTAGAAGTCGGGCGACTTGGCCTGCTCGGTCTCGTCCTCGTCCAGCGTGACGATCGCTCCGCCGTCGTCCGTGTCCTCGACGCCGTCGCCCTCCTCGGCCGGCGCCGGGACGCTCTCGCCCTGCATCGGCTGGTTGTCGAGCTCGTCGTCGGGCATGTCGTCGTCGGGCAGCTCGTCGTCGTCAGCCATGTATGCCTCAAGCCGCGTATGGGTTCACGACCGTGCGCGGCGGCGCTGGTTCGCGGATCTCAGTTTTCGCTTTTACCGCAGACAGCATGTCCTTGTCCATCATCAGGCGGATCGCCTGCGTGGTGCTGTCGACGAAGTCGTCGTGCTTCAGGCTGCCTGAGCCCGTGAAGCTGCAGAGCTGGTGCAGCAGGTCGTCGGTCCACGTCCGCGCCCTGCCCGGGAACTTGTCGCTCTCGGGCAGCCACACCTGACGCCGGGCGAACACAGGCGAGACGATGTGCAGGCGCGTCAGCTTGTCGGCGCGCCCGGGGTTGTAGGCGTATGAGGCGACGCCCTCGCGGTCGAGCACCTGACGCAGGCTGATGCCGCTGCCCTTGTCCTCGATCACGACGATGTCGGGCTTGCGGCCGCTGGTCACCGGCTTGGCGCTGCCGAGCAGGGGCTTGATCAGGGCGGTGTCTTGGTCGTCGCCGTATGCCGTGTTCAGCTCGCGCTTGACGCGCTTGACCAGCTCCGGCAGGCCGAGCTGCTCCTGCCAGCAGTCCAGCAGCAGGACGTGGGCGCGCTCGTCGATCGAGCCGTCGGGCATGCGGACCTTGTGCCGGAAGCCGCCCCAGACCGTGCAGGCGCTGTAGTCGGGGTCGTGGCTCTTGCGGTCGGTGGTCGCCTCGGTGAAGGCGGTGTCGAGGCTCATCACGATCCAGTCGAACACCGGCAGAGGCTTCTGGGCCGACCAGAGACGCAGCCACGATCGCTTGATGACCCCGCTACTTTCCTCTGAGATCAGCTCCCCGTGAAGCTCCTGTCTGCCCAGCGTCGTACCTTCGAAGGATGCGATCTGGTCGAAGAAGGACTGGGGCAAATTGGCCTTGTTGTCGTACGTCGAGCCGCGCACCAGCACGCGCCCGGCCTTGGGCGCCGTGAGCTTGCGCACCAGCTCGATCGGCTTGGGCGTGGTGGTCCACAGGACGCGCGGCCGGGGGCCGAGGCGCAGGCCGAACATGGCCATGTCCCAAGTCTCCTCGGCGTACTGCCACGCCGCGAGCTCATCGGCCCAGATGTCCGCAAACTGCGGGCCGCGCAGGCGCTCGGGCTTCTCGGCGCTGAAGCCTCGGATCATGGCGGTCTTGCCGCCCAGCGTGCGCAGCTTGAGCGTCAGGTCGGTGGACGAGTAGCTTTCTACCAGCTCGGGCGGGATGACGTTCAATAAGCCCGCCGGGCCCTCGAAGCAGGTGAACTTCACGTCGCTGAAGGTGGGCGCGATGACCGCGCGGTCGAGCGCCAGATCGTCCTCGATCGCCTGCGCGGCCAGCCACTCGGCGCCGGTGCGCGTCTTGCCGAAGCCGCGGCCCGCCATGTAGCCGCACTCGGCCCAGTCGCCCTCGGGCGGGATCTGGTTCGGGCGCGCCGTGGCCAGCCAACGCTGCTGCCAGATGTGATAGCGCAGGACGTCGGGCGGCAGCTTGCCGAGCTGGGCCTCTGTCAGATCCTCGAGCCTCAAGGCTGGTGGGCCTTGGGCTTGGGCGAAACCTCGCCGGTAATCCTCGCCGAGCCCTCGCCGGGCTTACCGGCGAGCTTTCCCTCGATCTGGAGCGCCTTGCGCCGGCTGCGCAGCAGGCCCAGCAGTTCGACGGCCAGCTCGGAGCCCTTGTCCTCGACCACGATCGGGTTGTCGGCGTCGCCGCTCAGGGCGACCTTGTCGCCGTACCGCTTGGGATCCCAGCATTTCAGCAGCTTGAGATCCGTCTCGATGATCAAGCGGTCACGCTGGACGTCTTTCGTGCTCTCGCCAAGGCCGCGCGCGGTCGCCCGGGCGGTGATGGCGATGTGGTCATAGCCGGCGGCACGCGCGCGCGCATACGCGAGACCTAGTTCGGCGTCTGCGCGGCACCAATCATACCACGCCGTGTAGTGCGGCATTCCGGGTTCGCGCAGGATCGGCGCAAGCGGCTCGCCCAGAGCAA